CAATAAAAAACCCGATCAATATGCCCAAATGATTTCAATGTTTGGAAAAGATTGTGTTAGAAAATTGTCTTATGATTTAAAATTAATGGGACAATGTGCAGCGCAAATAATCTACTCAAAAGACAGAAAGAAGATTGTCAAAGTAGAACACTTTCCAATTGAAACTTTAAGGGCAGAAAAGGCAAATGAAGAAGGTGATGTTCCTGCTTATTATTATTTTAAGGATTGGACAAACATAAAACCAAGTGATACACCTTTAAGAATCCCTGCATTTGGGATGTCAAAAGACAATATTGAGATTTTATATATTAAACCATACAGAGCAGGGTTTTATTATTATAGTCCTGTCGATTATCAAGGGGGTTTGCAATATTGTGAGATTGAAGAAGAAATTTCTAATTTTCATTACAATAATATAAGAAATTCATTTTCTCCAAATATGCTCATTAACATGAATAATGGGATTCCGAATCAAGAAGAAAGGCAGTTATTGGAAACTAAAATTGCATCTAAGTTTTCGGGAACATCAAACGCAGGTAAATTTATATTAAGTTTCAATAATGATAAAGAATCCGCTGCTGATGTAACACCTATACAATTAAGTGATGCACATAATGTTTATTCTTTCCTTTCAACAGAAGCAACTCAAAAGATAATGGTTGCTCATCGGATTGTTTCACCTATGCTTTTAGGAATCAAAGACAACTCGGGATTAGGAAATAACGCTGAAGAAATTAAGACGGCAAGTTTATTAATGGACAACACAGTTATCCGTCCGTTTCAAGAATTGTTAATTGATTCATTTGATGAAATACTAGCCTACAATGATATTTCTTTAAATCTATACTTTACAACTTTGCAACCTTTAGAATTTACAGAGGTTGACAAAGATTTACAAAACAAAGAAGAAATAGAAGAAGAGACGGGAATTGAAATGAGTTCCCAAATAGACGGCAAAACTGCATACGATACAATCGAAGAAGCAGAAGCTGAAGCTAAAAAGATAGGATGCGAAGGTTATCACGAACACGAAGTTGATGGGGTTACTTATTATATGCCTTGTGAAAGTCACGATGAAGCCTTAGATGAATTTCTTTCTCTAGGGGAAGATGAAGATGAACTTTTAGATAAGTATGATTTAATAGATGTTTCAGAAGTTGATTATGATAACGATGATGATTTAGATCAACAAGTAACTGAGTTAAATGAACCTTCTTTACTTAAAAAAATAACAAATTTAGTAAGCACAGGAAGAGCATATCCTTGGGCAAAAGATTCAGAGCAAGATGGAGGAACTAAACAAGATGAAGACTTAACTTTTTTAGTTCGTTACCAATACGCTCCTTTAAAAGTTCAAGGTGACTCTAGAAAATTTTGTGATAAAATGGTTGCTACTAAAAAAATATACAGAAAAGAAGATATAATTGCTTTAACGAATAAGCCTGTTAATGCAGGGTTTGGAGTAAAGGGTGCAGCAACTTATTCTATTTGGTTATATAAAGGCGGTGCAAGGTGTCATCATAAGTGGTTTAGAAAGACATACATGCTCACAGAGGGCATTAAAAAGAGAACCGAAGTAACCACAAAGGAAGCAAGATCAAAAGGCTTTAGAGCGCCTGTAAATGAGCAACTAGTACCTGTTGCACCTAACGATATGCAATACAAAGGATTCACAAAAGCCTATTGGGATAAAATGGGAGGTTTTAAAAAGAAAAAGAAAAAATAATGGCAACAGTTTTATTCATAAATCGCACCGATCTAGTTCGCAATTCTATTCTTGATGGAAATGTTGACACAGATAAGTTCATTCAGTTTATCAAGATTAGCCAACAGATAAATATTCAAAACTATCTAGGGACAAAACTTTACGATAAGTTTACTTTAATAGTTGGAAATGGAGACATAGATACTGTTCCTTATGCTGATTATAAGACACTTCTAAATGAATACATTCAGCCTATGTTGATTTGGTTTGCCCAAGTAGATTATCTTCCCTTCGCTGCTTACCAAGTTAAAAACGGAGGGGTATTTAAACACACTTCAGAGAACGCTGAGACGGTTAACAAAACAGAAGTAGATTATCTAGTAGAAAAAGCAAGAACACACGCTGAGTGGTACGCTAGAAGGTTTATAGACTATATGTGTTTTAACGAAAACTTATTTCCCGAATACACTTCGAACGTGAACGATGATATTTATCCAAGTTACGATGCAACTTTTAACGGATGGGTGCTTTGAGTTACAAACCGAAAAAAGAGAACATTAAAAAATTAAAACAGTTTTTATCAAAACTTAAAGACAATGGCAGTATTAACGAATAAATCAATTGCGTCTACCTATAAAAGTGTTCTGTCAATTGGTGCAACTACTGAAAGCGCATTAACCACAAGTATCCAACAATTAACTGATGGATTGGGGAATAGTTCTCCTTTGTCAATGAGTACAACTCAGATTCAGTTTAATAATGATGCTAATACTTTTTCGTTTCCTGCTGATAGAGGCACAAGCGGACAGATTTTAAAACTAGCAGATGCAAACGGAACTTTAAGTTGGGCAGATGATGATAACACAGGAACTGTCACATCAGTAGCGTTAAGTGTTCCAACGGGATTAACTGTTACAGGTTCACCAATTACCACAAGTGGAACTATTACCATAGGTGGTACACTAGGGGTTGCTAATGGAGGAACGGGATCAACTACATTAACGGGTATTTTAGTAGGTAATGGTACAAGTGCTATTTCAGCGGTTAGTGATGGAACAGTTGGGCAAGTTTTGTCTACTAATGGTAGTGGAACATATTCATTTATAGATGCTGCTACGGGAGATGTAAGTATAAGTGGAACACCAAGTACTAATGAGGTAGCAATATGGACTAATTCAAACACTATAAAAGGAGATGCATCTTTTACAATGAGTTCATCAACTTTTCAAATAAATAATTCAACTGCATCTTCTCAATCAAATTTGATAATAAGTAATAATGATACTGCCATAAATTCAGTTCCTGCTAATATAATTTTTAATTCAAACACATTAACAAGTTATAAAACATTAGCACAAATTTATGCAACTAAAACAGATGCTGATATTGCTAATGCATCGGGGAAATTAAATTTTGCAACAACAGATGCAGGATTTCCATCAGTTAAATTTATTATAAATTCAAATGGTTTATCTGAGTTTTTTGGAAATGTTAATGCTTACAATACCTCTAGTTTAAAACTATATTCTTTAGGGCAAGAAGGTTCTTCTAATACTGAATTTTTAGAAATAAAAAAAAGCAGCACAAATGCAATTTTTAATGTAAATAAAGTTGGAACAGGATCAGTTAGAGGTTTAGAATTTCAAACAGGAGGCTCTCCAAAACTCACCATCTCATCGACGGGTACTGCTACTTTTACGGGTGCATCGGGAGTTAAATTAGTTACCTCATCAGCAAGTGATTCTAGATTTGATTTTGCCAATCAAGGTACGGGAACTACTATTGCTCCAAATGGTGGTGGTTGGGCAATAGGCAGAGATGCTAGTGATGGTACAAATACAGATTCTTTTGCAATCGCTTATAATGCAACGACATTTCCTAGTTTAACTGCGGAGGCAAAAATGCGCATCTCATCGGGGGGTAATGTGGGTATTGGGGTAACACCGAGTGCGTGGTATAGTGGGTGGAAAGCAATTGAAGGAAGCTCTTCACTTGCTATTGCATCTAAAGGGCTTGGTATGTATGTAGCTGAAAATTGTTATTTTAATGCTGCAACTGATTGGATATATTCAACAAATGCAGCAGCAGCTTATTATCAACAATATGGCGATGTGCACAATTGGTATTCTGCTCCTTCGGGAACGGCGGGTAACATTATACCTTTTGTCAATGTCATGAGCATCAAATCGGGGGGTAATATTATATTTACTAGCGGATATAATAAAGGTGAGGCTTATCAATTTAGTTTTCAAGGAAGTAGTGGAAATGCGGGAGCATTTGCGGCGTTAAGGGTAGCAACTAATGGAGATAATATTATTAATTTCTTTAATGCAAGTGATGTTTTCCAAGGATCAATAAGCGTTAATTCGGGTAGTGTTAGTTATGGAAGTGTTTCAGATTACAGATTAAAAGAAAACGTAACACCTATTACGGATGCTTTATCTAGACTTAATCAATTAAAACCTATTCGATTTAATTTTATAGCAGACTCAAGTCAAATTTATGATGGTTTTATTGCTCATGAAGTACAAGAAATTATACCCGAAGCAACAAGCGGAGAAAAGGATGCAGTAAGTGAGGACGGAACACCCGATTATCAAGGCATAGATCAAAGCAAAATAGTGCCTTTGTTAACTGCGGCAATCCAAGAACAACAAACCATAATAGAAGATTTAAAAAGTAGAATTGAAACACTAGAAGGGTAAGTATTACCCACATTATTAAAACAAGAGTAAATTATGAAACAAATACAACCAATAGACGTTTGGCAGAATGGAACAACCAAAACTGCCGTAAAATTACAAGCACAAGGTACAAGTGTAACCTTAGGAAATAGTGCCTCTTTTTATTGGCAACTGCTAACTGAAGAAGGTTATCAAGTAGCAAACGGTAACCTTGGAATAAGTGGTGAGCAATACGATGCTTGGGGTGCTGATGATGATTACGTTTATACTATTATCGCAGAGGATTTAAACCTAGTAATTGTTGGTGATTGGGTAGATTCGGAAGATTAATTATCTTTGAAGAAAAAAACTATGAAAATTACAGATCAAGAACTAGAAACATTACAAGAGCAAGAGAAAAAAAAGAACGCAATTGCTCATGACTTAGGTGCTTTGGAATCTAGAAAGCACAAGTTACTTCACTTATTAGATGATGTAATAGAGCATCAAGAAATGACATTTGAATCAATAGAAGAAAGCTATGGCAAAATTAACATCAACCTTGAA